TTGCAGTTACTAATAAAATTTCATCGTCAATTTTCAACATATCATTTACAGATATATTAGTTACATCATCAACAGTTAATGTAGTATCTCCAGCACTAAAGGTTTCATTGATTAAGTTTGGAGTTTCATTATCTGCCTGATATGATACTGTTGCTCCTAATTGAACTGCTTTTAGTTTGCTCTCTGATGTTTCTGTAGTCCCTCCGTCTCCAAGGTTGGTTGCAATAGCTATTCTATCGCCTTCTATCCACCACACAAAGTTATCACTAGGGTCTTTATACGTACTTGTTATTGATGCCATTATACTTCACTCCATGCAAACACATTACTTACTGATGTTTCGCTGTAAAATTGTTTTATTCTTCCTTGACTTAATCTAGGTATATCTATATACTCTCCACTTGTATTTTTAATAGAGCATCTAAATACTTTGTTTACTGTTATATTTTGATTATCATCTAAATCATACCAAAGTTTGTTATTCAACAAATCTGTTTTAGCATTTTCTATTTGATTAGTATATCTACCCATATCAACTAATGCTTCGTTAATTAAGTTAAGTACATAGTTCTCTGATATACCAGGAACTGCTTGCAGTACTCTACTGTAAATTTCTTTTGCTGTAAATTCTATTGCCGCCATTATAATGCTCCTTGAAGGGTTTGTATTTGTTCTTTATATCTTGCATCTATTGCAGCATATTGTTTTTCATACCAGCTATATTTTGCTATATCTTTCTGTAAATTAGAATTATATTCCTGTACCTCGTCATTTACCTGCGCTGAATATTTTTGTATTTCTGAATTAAATTTTACAAGAATATCATCATTATTTTGTATAGCTGCAGCTAGTGTTTGTGCCGCATTTTGTAATGCTAGAGCTTGGTCAGCTGCTTTATTAGCTAAATCAACTTGAGTTGCTTGTTGTGCTTCTTGCCTAGCGTCAGCAGCGTCTATATTAGCCTGGTTCAATGCTTTTTGTAAATCAGACTGATGTTTTTGTGTTTCTGCTTGCACATTTGCCTGATATCTAACATTCTCTTTGTTAAACTCATTCAACTCGTTTTGTATATCTAAGCTAAAGTTTTGTAATTCTGTATCTCTTTTTTTAGCAAAGATAGAAAAGTCTTTTTCATAGTTTGTTTTATATAAAGATATTTCTTTATTTACATTTTGTTCATATAACCTTAATTCAGAGATAAACTTAGAAACCAAGTCATCATTGTTTTGTATTGTCGCTTGCATAGTCTGAACTGCATTCTGTAATGCCAAGGCTTGGTCTTGGGCTTTATTAAACTTGTCTACATCTGTAGTTTGAGCTGCTTCCTGTTGAGCATCTCTAGCATCTAGCTGTGCTTGTGTTATTGCTTTTTGTAAATCAGAATTATGTTTAGCTACCTCTGCTTCAACATTAGCTCTATACCTTGCATTCTCTTTATTAAAATCGTTAAGTTCATTTTGTATATCTGCTTGATATTCTCCAAGTTCATGATTTAACCTTCCTAGTTGAATCTGTGCTAATTCTTCATCTTCGTTAGTTTCTAAAAATGTTTCAAACTGACTTATGTCAAAAGTTTGCGTTGGTTTTGTGTAAGAAGGAACGTCTCCAGATATATCTGCTTTAGCAACAGTAGCAACCGTTATAGGTCCTACTGCAGTAGCGCTAGCATCTGCATTTGTTGCAGCAGAATAACTTACTGTTCCTAAACTGGGAGCACTAGGAGCAGATGAACTTATACTTAAGTCCGATATGCTAACACTTGATAAACTTACAGAAGGCTTAGTATAGCTAGGAACGTCTCCTGATATATCAGATTTTGATACACTGGCAACTGTTATAGCTCCAACAGAAGTAGAACTTGCGTCAGAATTGCTTGCTGCTGAATAACTTACTGTTGATATGCTTGGAGCACTAGGCGCACTTACACTTACAGTTAAAGCACTGAGTGCATTCATATTGTTTTGCAACCTTAGTAAAGCATTTCTTGATGCATATAAAACTACAGCTTCCTCTGCCTCATCAGGGAAGTTTGCTATTGCGCTATCTCCATGCGCTACAGTTATTGAAGAGTTTACAAATACAACCCTACTATCATTGCTTGCATTACTTCCAGGATATGTATTCAAAACATCGTTTTGCATAATATATGCTGGGTCAGTTTCTGAAGCAGCTTCCATATAGTTTGTATCATTAACAATTCCCATCATCATAGGTGGTAATTTTCTACATGGCATATAAATTTTACTTGCGTGATTGTCATCCTTTCTAACCACAGCTAAAATCTTTTTTCCCTCTACGTCTATATTGTTTGTAAAATTTTCATTGCTTGCTACTCTTTCTAGCTTATTTATAGGAAGTACATTCATTACAGAACGAGCACCAGCTGAAAGCCAGTCACTTAATGCTGTATCATCAGTGCTTGCAAAGCCTGTCAAATCATCTATTCTTGTTTTAAAATCAGCCATTACTTACCTTGTCCTCTATATTTCTTAACATAATAATTAGTACTCATCTTAGTACCATATTTAGTATTTACGCTATTACCTTGTCTTGTCTTCTTTTTTCCGTTAGATATTCTAACCTGTGTTCCAAAAGCTTGTCTTCTCATTTCTTTTTGCGTACAATCTTCTTGCCCGCTTTTTTAGCCGCTTTTACTGCTTTTTTTATACCTTTCTCGGTATAACTATATATTTTTCCACCTACTACTGGCATTATATTATCCTTTTTGCTGGTCCCTTCATGGATGTTTTAGATGCTCCTTCTTTAAGCTTCTTAACACCTTCTTCGTGAGACAATGTTCTTATTTCCATTTGGTCTTTTCTAATAGCTGTTGCATAAGGATTATTTTCCCTAACAACAAAGTTAGTATTCCATCTAGGCGCCGCCGCTCTCTGACCACAAGAAGGGCAGTTAAACATTCCCTCTGGATTTGGCTTATCACAATGTTGACAATTCATTTATTATCCAGTTGAAACTATAATATATGCAACTCTACTTCTATCTAGCTTTACTGCTTGGATATCAACAATAGCATTGTTAGTGCTATCTAGAGTTTGAATGTAGTCGTTAATTTCTTTAGCTAAAGAACCTGCTACACTGCTTGCTGCTGGACTAATGTCGTTAATAATTACTTTTGTAATTGTATTATATGCTGCCATTTTATTCTCCTATTAGTTTTAAAATTCTTTTTGGATTTCGGGACTATCCTTTTATTGAACAGTCCCACAGTTCCAATACTGCTACCCTGTTAAGGGTTATGGTTATTACTATTAACCAGCTGCTGTAGCGAACGGACATTCACTTGCATCAGCAACGAATCCGTTTACATACCATCTTGAGCCGTCACTAAAGATATCAAATCTATCTCCAGGTGTAGCGGCTGCAGAACATGCGATGTAATCATCGTTGTTCACAGCTATGTCTCCTGCATCTCCGTCAACAGCGTAAGTTTGACCTACGATGTCGTTACCAGAACCAAAATCGATATTAACTTTTTGGTCCATACCAGTATCGCTACCGTCTGTGTCCTCAGTTAATACAATTTTAACATTCCAACCTGGTTCTATCGCTGATAGAGCAGGAAGGTCAATTTCTGTAGTTGCAGTTGGGTTTACCAATACTAAAGAGCCACTATGTTTTGCTTCCAACGCAATGTCTTCAACAACTTTAAGTACCTTTACTAAGTGATTAGCAACACCACTATTATTATTAATGTAACTAGCTTGAGCCATCTTATAATCCCTCCACGTTATATAGAGCGTGAGATTCAGGTAATGTAATCTCTAGACCAGCTTCAGTTAGAATCATGTCTTTTCTTAAATCCTCATCTGCACTTTGTACATTTGTCATGATTTGAGTGTCACGATTTAAACCGTTACCAACTAATGGTCTGTATGCTAACTGACTCATGTCAGCCATCATCATCATACCACTAGCAATACCTCTAAATAGAGGTTGTTTTACTAGAAATAGGCTTCCGTGCACAGTGTTAATTTCCATTAACTTGTGTCCGAATGCACCTTCTACATTATCCATATTAACTCTATGAGGACTGTTTGAATGTCCTACAGAAGCATCAATGAATGCACCATCGCCCATTTTATTAAAGAATGAGATTACTGGTAAAGAAGCCATAACAAGCTTTTCGCCTGCTCCGCCTCTTGCTGGGTCAAATATAACTTCTAAGTCTGATAGCAATCTATCGTATGTTAACTCAGCAGTTGTACAGCTTCTGTAATATCCTTTTCCTGAAGAATAAGATAATGCAGAGTCGTCTGTTACTGGAGTTACATTCTTTAGAATGTTTCCTACTAGACCTTCAGTATACTGAACGCCATTTACGCGAGCTTTTTGACCGAAAAGCATAGCTCTTTCAATGTCAATTTTATGTTCACGTAATTTTTGAGCCCAAATTCTATCGAACTCATTAGAATAGCCACGATGTCTTGTTGCTATTGCTGTATTAGTTAATTCACAAGCTGTTTTAAAGATTTGTGTATAACCGTATCCATCATCTAATGTATCACTAAATGTATCTGGAGAAGCTGTTCCTTCTTCAAATGATGTACCAATAATTTGGCAAGCATCATTGTCAGACATTACATTATATCCAGATGTAGTTACATCAGAAAGCTCTACAACTCTACCTTGGAAGGTAGTAGCTGCTGAAGCTGCTAATGGAGCTGATTCAACTCTTACTAACGCTTGGGAGTAACCATCTGCTGTGTCAAGCACTGATACTGCAAAAACCATTCCTTTGGTAAGGAATTTAATTGCTGCACCTGAGCCATCATCAACTGTAAAGTCATAAACACTTCCTGCAGTTACTGCACTGCCGCCGTTTACTGCCGCCGCTAAGTTAAATGTTCTTGCAGTGTAGTTGATTTGTGTTCTGTTTTCAAGAAAACGGAATACATTATCATCTGTTGCTACTTTAGAAACATTACTTAGGTAGGTAAAAAACGGTGACTCTTCTGGTGTTAGTTCAGCAACCCTATCAGAGAAATCATATAGTTTTCTCTGGTCAGGGGCTTGTCCGTAACCAGCCGAGCTAGCAGCTGCTGTAATGCTGGAAGCTTTTAATATTCCTTCATTTATAGCCATTTTAGTCTCCTAAATTGTTATTTGGCTAATCTTCCGCCTCGACTTGAGCTCATAATTCTATCCCAAACCTGGTCTCCTTCTGAGGCTTGTGGCTGTTCGCCGCCCTGAAGTACTCCAGCTGGTTTAGGAATTGATTTAGTTTTCTTCACTGCTTCCATATTTTCACTTTTTTTAGGTGACTTTCCTTCGCCTTCTTTCCACACTTTAATTAGTGTTTCAATAGGCAAGTTAGCTTTAGGAGTTGTTGCAAATTGTAAAAACTTCTCTGCGTCATCTTGTCCTAAATTATGTTTACTTACTAATTCTGATTTTAAATTATTCATAGCCATGTCTTGCTTAAGTCTAGCCAATTCGTTATCTACTGTCTCATGTACAAGCTTTTTCTCTTGTCCTACTCTAAATTTGTAAGACTCTGAGTCTGGCTTGTAGTAGGCATCCCAAGGGTCAAAGTTTTCTGGGGTTGTACCTCCCTGTGATTCCTTGCCCTCAACTGATTCTCCAGAAAGTCCTTTTTCAATGATATCTACTAATTCAGGTTTTTCAGATAATGCTTCTCTTAACTGTATCAAGTCACTAGACTCTCTTGTAAGATTTTCATGCTCTGCTGTCTTTTTATCATACATTGATTGAAACTTTTTAGCTTCTTGTTCCCAGTCTACAGCTTCAGATGTTTCCACACCTTCTTCTACGGTTTCCTCTGATAATGAAACTGTTGGTTCCACTACAGATTCCACAATTGGGTCTTTCTTCTCAACCTGTTGTTGTTCTTGTTCAATTGCCATATTTTTTTTCTCCTTTCGTGATTTAGTCTAAGACTCTGAACCACGATTGTTATTTTCTTCAGTCTCCAAAGATTGTTCCATTTGGTCTACCAAATTACCTAGTTGCATTACCTTTTCTTTTTCTTTAACTTTAGTGGAAGAAGAAATCTCATTTAATGTAGATTTAAACTTCTCAACTTCTGTACGTTTTCTAGCGCTAACGCTTTCACGTTCAGATGTTTGTAAGTCTCCACTCAGTTTCTTTACTTGATTTTCAAGCTGTGTAATATACTGTTGCATTTGTGCCATACTTCCTTTTCTTTGAAGAACACCTTCTTTGTCAAAGATTTCGCTTTTCTTCAAAACCTCAACGTCGTCTACCAGACCTAACTTATAGGCATCAAGGTACATATTGTATTCTGCCACCTTATTGCTTGGTAAAGTTGAACCTGATATAATTCGAATGTCGTGTTGACCTAATTGAATATCATTTTCAATGGTCATCATTTCTTTTCGTTTATCATCATACAATCTCATATTAACTGAAAATTCAGTAATATCGTTGTTCGGTTGTACAATTCTAAATGTTTTTGCAAATCTATAATGGTCTTTACATAAATTATAAACTACTTGACCTACTTTTGATAAACTTGCTTCAATGTCTCTTAATTTTGATTTACCTCTAGATTCTCCCATTTCAGATAAAAGCATTGTACCTCTAACTGATTCTGGAGCCGAATCTTTAAACCCTTGTAACAACTCAGGTATACCAAAATTTAAATCTATATATTTTTCCACCCTATCAATTAAGTAATAAAACTCGCTAGTTAAAGGAGCAGGTTGAGGGTAGTGCGGCTCACCAAATTCTGGGTTATACTCAATAACCGCATTTGGATTAGCCCAATCTTTTTCTAACTGACCAACATTATCAACACTTCCTTCTGGAATTAAAAGTTTTAATCCAGCAGCAGATTGAGCGTGTGACAAGGTTAAAGAGAATAACTTATTTAAAAGCCTTTGAGAGTCTTTAACCTTGTTCACATCTGATTTTGGATAGGGAGTATTTGTCCAAATGTTTGTAAACGGAACAATTGGATATATATCAGTGTTAAGAATACGCTCGTAAAGTAAAGTATCTCCAATGCTACTGCATTGAGCAATTCTTGTTTGTTGTATTTCTTCTACTTGTATAGCACCGCTTTCCATAGCTTCTACATTTGCATCTTCCTGTAGTATTTGTGCATATATTTCTGGGTCAATAATTTTTTCCTGACCAGATATAGTATTAAATAATCTATAATAAGGAACTTTGACTTTGTAAAACCTATCAAGTATTTGATATTTTTGATTTACATTATAGTCAAGGTCTTTTGCTTCAGCTGGTGTTAAAACATTGTTAGTGTTTTTTAAGTTAGACGATGGATAATCTTCTCCATATAAAGAATTAACTCCAACCTCTATATCATCAATCATCTCATCTAACTGAGGGTATAAATCTAAAACTTGCTGTCTGGTTAAAAAGGTAGACAATATAATTCCAGATGCATCATTAAAAAATCTATCTCTTGATGCTGGGTCTACATACACTCTAAAAGGGTCTATGTGCGTATATTTAACTTCACCTCTTCCATAGTCTGCTTCAGGGTCAATATATACATACATATATCCCAGTCCAGTAACAGCATAATCGTGAACAACTTGTTTGAAAGTACTATCTCCGTTAGATATATCCCAAACATATTCAAGTATTGTTTTCCAAACATTAGATAGTTTGGTGTCAGAATCTTCTCTTGCAATAGCAGAAAATTTAGCAGGTCTAGCTGTAAGTAGTGATTTTAGTTTATCTACAGCAGCATAAACCCTGTCTATAACAAAATCTGCTTGACCAACTGATTGTAGAGCATTAGATTCATCATTTGTGTAATGATTACCTAAAGTAAAATCTACCGCATTTCTAGCTTCAGCGTCCCATTGCTGCCTTGCGTCTCTCCATCTCCTAAATAATTCTTTTGTAATTTGAGACTTTGATTTGTTTTCGTCGTAATTAGCCATAAACTCCCAGTTTAGTTTTTAGTCTAAAAATAAAGATTTTTGCCTACTAAAGTCAAGATAAATCTTAGATTTTTTGTCCAGTAACCCAATTAACGACTCTTTTAGTGCGACTTTCCTCTATTTTATTTATTCTTTCATCTAATTTATCAGAGTCTATAGCTCCGCTCTTAGGAGGCTTAGCTGTAGTTACAGCATACCAAAGTCCATCAAGAAGGTCATCATTTCTACCTTTTGGAAACTCAAACATCTCATCTACTAGATTTGAGTGTTCTTTTTTGATAAACAGCTTCCTTCTATTTACTATAGGACATAAAAGAGCTTCCAATCTATCTTCTTTTTTAATTCCATGAGGAGGTCTTACTCCTTGAGATAATCCAGGAGCGAGCTTTCTATCTTTTCCAGCAAGTTGATTTACATAATCTTTAACCAGACCTTGAGCTCCAACCTTTTCAACATTAACCCTTCTTACTGGGTGGTATTTTTTTGCTATATCAACGATTGTTTCAGGCATATTATACAAAGGAGAGTGTTCTCTATAGTAATCAACAACATATACATTTCTATCTCTGTCCATAGCAATAGTCATTATAACCTGATAGTCACTCCTGGCATTCGATTCATATGCTAAGTCAACTCCCATATAAACATTAACAGGAATAGCTGAATCATCAATCATCATATAATTAAATCCATTTTTATTAACAAGCTCTCCTTGATAATAATTCAATCTATCTATCTGGAATTTAGCACTTTCTAAATCTCTTGCTTCATTTAAGTATTCTTGAGCAAACTTATGAACCAATCCCATCTCAGTAAATCTTCTTCTTATATCCATTAGCTTTGCTTTGGTAAAGTAGCTAGGCCACAAAGGAACATCGTCTACTATAGCTTTCTTATATAGTACTTGCCAAGCAGACTTTCTTCCTTCTTTTTCAGCATCTAGCCATCCATCATATACGCCTTGAAGAAAAGAGTCGTAGTGGACTATTGTACCAATAAGCCATATTGACCCTTCGTTTTCTTTGGAGTTTTCTAGTGCGGGTTCTACTGTAGACATTACCCATTCTTTTATCTCTCTCCTTCTATCTGGTGTTTTAGTATTTAATTCTGACTCAAAATCATCTAGAATTATGTTTGTATAACGAAGTCCTAACTGTGAACGACCACGCAATCTCTGACTTGTACCTTTGGCTATGATTCTATCTCCTCTAGCCGTGGTAAATTCTTTTTCTGTCCATTTACTTCCCTTTAAGTCTCCAAAGTAATATTGTAATGCGGGGTTTACATCAATGTGATTTTGTATGTATTTAATATGGTCAATAGCCTGAGACTGTTCTTCTGACACCCACGCTATAAATTGTTTCTTTTCTGGTGGAGCAAAATATAGTTGATGCAATAAAGCTGTTTTAGCTAATGTTGATTTTGCATGACCTCTAGGAAGTATAATACAAACACGCTTTTCATCTCCTAATAATATATCACTTAACTCATACTGATATGGAGCGGGAGTTGATTTCATAAAATCTTCTGGTAAAAACATTTGACCAAAAGTAACGATGTCTTTCTTTGCAAGCTCCAACGCTCTCTCTTTCTGAGACAGGTCGGGAGGTATTATATTAAAGTTATCTGGCTTCTTGGTATTCTTTTTCATAAACTCTATCCATCATTACTAATGTTTTTGGTGAAAGCCAATCTCCGTCTGGTACTTCTGTAAACATGCTAGAATTTTGCCAAAGCAATGGTCCAGCTACATAAACCCAACATTTTTCTTTTTTTCCCGTATCGTCAATTATGACGTCTACTGTAGTTCTTATGTATAAACCGTCTTTTACAGATTCATACATGTCATACATATTTAGTTCTTCTTTGTCTACATCCAGAACTTCTACTACAGCCCCTTTTCCTTTATTATTTTTAATTAAAGCTGGAAAATGTTTATGTCCAGGAAACACTAAACTAAAGTCTTCTATTCTACCAGTTTCCTCAAACCCTCTTCTAAGAGTTCCATATACAGCCAACCTCAAGATTGACCTATCTCTCTAGGTATACCTACATCGGTAATTCCAAATGATTTGTTATATACTGTTAGACAATTAAAGCATTTTATATGCGTAGTGTCTTTCTTTTTAGCACTCCATAAGAATACTGCTGTTTTCTTTAAAGGATAGTGACAAATTAAGCAGCGATTATTTCTCGCTATCTTTCTTAACTTCCGCCAGTTTTTTGTGTTCGGACCCTTGAATTGCATTTAATTGCTCCTTTGTAAAGCCTTGGAATAATGTTAAAGACTCTGTGGTTTTTTCAGTGTCCATCATTCCAGATATTTTCATTAATGTTGTTATTGCTGTAATCTTATCTCTGTCTGAAGAGCCACCTTTGTCTATAATGTCTCTCATCTCCTCTAATAGATAATTAGGAGTAATTTCTGCTTCGTTCAAGTATTTATCTATTTCTTCTCTAATCAAGTTTTTCACCCTGTCTGTTTTTAATAATAGTTTCGCCTGTGATTTAGCATAGTTTTCATTCTTACTAGGAAATGCTTTCATATAAGCTTCGACCACATCATCTCCTTTTGCGACATATTTGCCAAATAAAAACTCTTTATCGGTAGCGTTTTTTCTATTTTTCTTTCTGACAGAAGGAGACTCTCCTGCAGTAGAAAAAGTGTGCATATTTGTTTTCATGTCACCTGTCATAACTACTTTAGGACTACATATATAAGAACCCATTATTGTTCTTATAAAGGTAGTTTCCTTTTTTCTGTCATATTTTTTTAATACGCCCAGGTGTAACACTTGACATACCTGACCATCATCGGTCAATATCCAATCTCCCTTGTTTGAATGTCTCCAATCAGTTACTAAAGAAATATCTCTATGATATTCTCTAAACTCTATTTGACTATCAAAAAGCAGGTGTGTCACACCCTTTACTTTGCGTTCTTTCATAATTTAACTATTTTTCTTCTTTTTCGTCAACTTCTTTTTCAAGTTCGTCGATAACAAAGCGAATATAGTTATTTGCTAGAAATCTTAACTCATTTCCTTGTCGGTCTATTTGCATTAATTGACCAGCAAGTTCATTTGCTCTGGAATATTGAGCTTTAGCTTCATCTGATAAATCAGACATAACAAACTCAATTTCTTTTCCATCGTTCATAATTACTAGCTTTTCTTCTTTTTTGTCTACCATCGTTTCTCCTTATAGTGGCCTAACCATTGGTGGTGCGTGTTCTTCTAGTTTTCTATGTAGCAATTCTAATATCTCTACATCAGCAACATTGTGCTCATATATATATTTTAGAGACTTAGCGTCGCCCCATCTTGCTTTTTTCCACACGTCTGGCTTTAACCTAGTTTTTCCATCAATTCCAAAAAACTCTGTTGCTGCCATTAAAGATGACCTGTGAAGTTTTAATTTAGACCTAACTACATAATATAGGTCTTTATGTGACTTTTGTTTGTATAAAGGAAAGTCAAGTCCATAAAACAGCGCTCTAGTACGGATAAAAGGAATATCAAACCTAGTTCCATAATAAGTCATAATAACATCATACTTATCCATTTCATCGATAAGCTCTTGTGTAATTCGTTTATCTGACTTACCAGACATCAATTCATCTCTAGTAATCATTGCTCCAGCTACTTTCTTCTCTCCTCTACCTTTAATACACCAAGACAACATTACGTCTATGTTTGCACTAAAGCCTGTAGATTCTATGTCGAGATACCCGATTGTTAGTTCGTGACCTGTTTTGTACCTTTTAGGTTTTCTAAACCCTAGCATCTCTATTTTTCTTTGTACAGCCTTGTACGTTCTATCGTATCCAGCTATCCTTACTTCTTGGTACAGTTGAAAAGCAGATTTATTTGTTTTCTCATATTGATGTAATATTATTACTTCTTCATCTGTCCATAGTTTTGATTTTGCCATTACTTACTCCACGCAGACGAAAACAACTTTTTCCAACCTTGAGCTACTCTGTCCCAAAATCCTAGTTGTTTACTTGCTTTTTTCTTAGTTTTCTTAGCTTTTGCCATTTATTTGCCCCATTTCTGGTTTTTGACTATCAACGCCATCGCTGCATATATAGCAGTATCTAAAAACGCATCTTCGATTGGTTCGTTCTGTGCTTCGAAGTTATGTTTAGTTGAAAGGTTAACTAGCCTGTTTATCTTATCGTTCAGCCTTACTATAATACCTAGTAAAGCCATATTGACTTCTTCTTCGGTTTTAAGCGAAGTTCCCATAGCAATATTGCCTGGGCCGTAATCAAACTGTTTTTTGCAAAATGTTAAATACATATCATTTAATACTTTTTGAAGGTTTTGTTCAGTTTCGGGGTAATTTTCTTTAATATACCCTACTGTATCTTCTGTCGTAGTTGTTTTTTGTGGAATGTCTGACATTTCAGACTCATACTCACTTGTACTTAATCCAAGGTTTTCTTTCTGTTGTAATTTCTGTACCTTGCTGTAATTACGTTCTTTTTTTGCTTTTAAGATTTTTTTTGTGCTTTTTTCCATAGATAGTCTCCTACTCCTAGTTGAAATAATCCATTACTTATAGCTTCAATAGTTCTCTCGTCGTGCTCTAAGCCTGTATTATAGTGAATTGCGTGTAATATCTCATGTAGGAATGTTTCAAGCTTTCTAGACTCTTCTATATCCTTATTGATAAGTATAATATTATCCTTTACAAGATGTCTACCATACAATTCTTTATCGTTTTCTTCGTGTTCAAGTGGTAATACTAATATTTTATAATTATGACCACCTATATTTAATTCCATTGTTTTTTCTTTTGACATTATTCTCCCTAAATGTTATTGTGTATGCAACTTACATAAAAAATACTACACAAGTCAAATAAAAAAGGTAAAAAGGTTAAAAAAATCGCACGACGTCTCAATGTTCTAGTTTCTAATGCTCTTGAAATCGCTAGAAATACAAAAAGTTAACAAAATGTAAAAAAGATATTGACCCAAGTAAAGCAAACAGAGTAACTTTGACAGTTCTAAGGACGAAAAAAAACACTAATGTTCGATGTTCTTGAATAACTAAGAATATTAAATCTATATCTTAAATAATGCTCGGTGTTCTAGAGAGGTCTTTCCGCAAAATTTTTTCTCAAAATTTTTCTAATCGTCGAATTTTATCACCTTAGGGATATTCCGCCCAATTTTCCAAATAACTTGAGTTTTCCACAATATTATCCACATATCCACATACGCCATCTCAAAAAATTGGCTTAGTTTGTGTGTTTCTTTTCTTCGCGATGGACGGGTGGGTCTTTCCTTTATTGGTTTTTTGTAAATTTGGTTGAAAATTCCAATTTCTGTTTAATAGGTTATTTTTTGCGTTTTTTGCCTTCGGTCAAGGGTTTTATAAAGTTTTTTTATTTTATTTTGTCGTCATAGAATGCAATTTATTTTACTTTTTATTGATTATTTTATTGACTTTCTCATTTTAATGCCATAGCTTGTTTATGTAATATTTGACAATTTGAAACAATCGGACACACGCGGTAAGAGCCTCGTCTTGCATTAACGCGTAATATGGTGCCGAGTTTAAGAGCTAATTAGTTTATTATGTTTGCTAAGGTTTGGCGGTTCTCTAAGATAGAGATTTAATAGATAACGTCAATTAAAGGAAAGGGTAGATATGTCTACTAAAAAGAGTGTTATTACTAAAAAACAGGGAGTTGTAACGCGTGAGGTTTATGACCGAGCGATGAGCAACTTTCAGACAATGGCTAAGGATGGCCATATCTCACAGGATGTGGCTAATACTTTGATTCAAAAGTATAGTTCAGACCACCGAGTCAAAGGAACTAGAGCGGAATCAAACTTAGCGGTTATCTCAGACATGAAGAACGTAAGCGGAGATATGCAAACAATCTTCGAGCTTGTGACGAAAGTAAATAAGCAACTTGCGAAGGACAAGGTCAGGATGACAAAACGTAACTCTGAGAAAAAGGGGTTACCTCAACTAGGACTTAAAGTTGAGATAATGGTATAACACTACCTAACACAGAGAATGGGGCGAGAAATCGCCCCTTCTCGGAAGGAAATACATATTATGAACAGGAAACTGAAATCAGTCACGGATTACATGATTGAACACAACCGAAAGAACTCGAAGCCTCAAGTAGAGAGAAAGGTTGTCAATAGTGTAAAGCCTACACCAGTGGTAAGACTTACGAAGAAATGGCGTGATGAAGCGCGTCAAGAGTTCTTTGATAGGTATGGAAACTGGATTGACTAAACGAGTAGATGGCGCCCTCCTACCTCGGGGCGCCTCTCTCATAACAAAAAAAAGGAGAAAGAAAATGAAGTATCCGAGTAATGAATACGCAATGATAAATGAATGGAATGATATTGAGGTTGATATACTTACTGATATCATAGAAAAAGAATATGGAGCTGAGAAAGTTGAACATATTCTAAGCTTAGACGTTAGAACAAAAGAAGGAACTGATGCCCTGGTGGTTGTAGCACAGAATCTCCAGGATATGAATCATCCTTCAATGAATAAGTGGTAAAACAACCAAATAGCAAGGGTCCCTTCGGGGGCCCAAGCTTTTTTTTTGCCCAAAATTTTCCAGTCGACGGAGCTAGACATAGGTCAGTAATTTCCAGACGACGGAGCTAGACAGAGCTAGATGGATTTCTGGTCCCAGTATTCCGCCCGACGGAGCTAGATAGACGCATAGTTCCACCCGACGGAGCTCGATATTGGTCGTTTATTTATTTAAAAGGTTAGATAGAGCCTTCCGACGGAAATATTGCGGAAAAATAGTTGGACACAGACGGAAACAAAGCTTGGAATATTCCTTAAAAAGTAATAACTTTATGCGTAGGCGGAGCCTCCAGCCCGACGGCAAATGGCTTCCGACGGAAAGTTAACTTAGTCAAGAAAGGATATATTATGACTACAATGATAAAACGACGCAACTGTACTTGCGACTGTGGACATACTCACGTCGTAGAAGAAAGCGTCAAGATTGAAACACTGCCGATTGGCATAGAATCGACTATTGTGCCTAATGGACAAGATAGCGGTTGGACGGTTTTCATTACCGACAATATTAAAGGGAACGACTTAGAGCTACCTGCAGACGATATGAAGGGTTCACTATGGATTGTAAATAACGTCGCTCGTAAGCTTATGCGTATGGGTTATCGCTTTGTCGTAAACTATGAACATAGTCGTTTTGAGACACACAGTCGTATAGCCGCAGTATCAGTCGATAACTTTACAGAAGACAACCCTAGCCTTTCCAGACGCGATGTAATTTCGTTTGACGAGCTTACTCGTCGCGGTGGTCGTCAGTCTGTTATGGGTGCGAACAGAACACATAGAAACGGCTACAAAAGGCAGTCGGTTTAATAGTGTCTAGAGCAACAAAAGAGACGAAATTAATGATTAGTCGTAATAATATTAATAACAAGCTAGACATAGAGTCTAGGAAAGAGAGTAGACGTAATGTGTAAGAAATGCTTAGAAGGAAAAAGTCTTAATCCGTTAGCACGTATAATGGAAGAAGTAGACGTAATTAAAGAAGCGATAGTGAAGGTCAATAAAGACTCAAACTCATTAGCCGCGATTTTAGATGTCAATAAGACGGAACGCGTAGAAATGTCAAACATACTTAATAATTCGCAAGATTTATTAGACGAAGGATTTAAGGTCTTAAAATTAATTACTAAAGACAAAATCTAAAATGGACATTAAGATGAAAAAGAATAGGCACGGCTTGAGACCAAAATTGAGTCGTGCAGAGCAAAAAAGACTTAAGAATAATTTGACTAAGTATATAGCAAAGAGAAAATATACTGCTTTAGACGCCTCTATGTTGGGAATGTTTGAAGATAATGTCGTTTTAAGCAGACATAATAGAAATATTAAAAACGTAATAAAAGATTTAAAGAATATAAAGAGTGATGAGTCGTAATCAATATTTAGACTTTGTCGAGAGTTTAGAGACGGATTCCTTTCCCGTCGATTGCGACATCATCACGAAGACTTGTCGAAAGACAATTAGTAACAAGTTAACCAAAATAGGAGATTAAGACTATGTGTGGAATTTACGGAGTAGCGAAATCACCGACACCTTATACGAAGGAACAATTTAAAATTGTCAGAAAAGTATTAAGAGAAATTGCGATTGAAAGCGAGACTAGAGGTAGTCATTCGTCTGGAATTGCAAGAGTCGGGAATTCGACCAGAATACATAAATCACTATTGCCGTCTAGCAAGTTTGTAGACACCAAAGAATATAGCGAGTCAGTTAAGTCATTAAAAGACGATTCATCTATATTATTAGGACATACACGTTTTGCGACAGAAGGGGCAATAGTCAAATCAAATGCACATCCATTTAGAGTAGGCAACGTCGTTGGCGCTCATAATGGTTGCGTATATAATATTAATGAAATGCAGACAAAATTAGACAAACAATGTCCTGTAGACAGCCAATTAATATTCAAATCAATAAATGATAACGACAATATAGAGGAAGCAGTCAAACATTTTGATAGCGACTTTGCTTTGTCATTCGTCAAAAATAATCCAAGAGTATTATATTTATGCAGAGAAAGTAACAGACCTTTATACGTAGCATACATTCCGTCTTTTAAGACGTTATTCTATGCAAGTGAAAAGTCTTTTATTGAAGACGCGCTACTTTTGAATGATATTGACGTTGATGTATTTAGTCTAAATAAAAATACATTGTATAAATTTGATGTGACTAAATTTGCAAAAGACAAAATAAACGTAGAAAAAACTGAATTTAAATACGAATCTAGAGTATATCAGACAAATATAAATTCATATTATACCGGATTTCAATCTTATAAAGGAAATCAATGGTCAGATATAATGCAAAGTAAAGTGGTAGGAACAGAGCAAGAAGAAGAATGGACGCCGATTATACCGCAGACGTTAATTGATGATGAAGCAAAACATTTGTCGGAATTATATGGTGGTAATCCGGAAGAATGGTTTTGGGACGAAACTCAACAAGAATGGTTTTTTCTTAATAATGCTACCGGAGAAATATTGTCTGAAGAGGTTATTGCCGAGCAACAATATTGGGACGAAGTAAACAAGACAGAGAAAGACGAGGAGACAGACGATTATGAACAGTTATAATGGACTAGACCAAGAGACTGCAGAGCAGTTAGAACAAGAAACAATTCTTTGCGACGATTGTTCAGTAGACATATCACAGGAAGAATTAGAATATTCAAATACTTCCGGAAATTATGTCTGCGAAGATTGTTGGGGAGAAAATTATATATGTTGCAACGAATGTGATGATGTCGTTCATATAAATAATTCCTCTAACGGAAACGGAGACTATTATTGCACCGATTGTTATGATGAAGTTTTTAGTTACTGCGAAAGTTGTTGCGAAGACTACTACAGAGACGATATGGTTTGGAATCACCGCATAGAAGATTATGAATGCGAAAGTTGTTACGAACATAATCAATGCGAAATACCTTGGGACGTAATGTCTAATGAATATGTAGTAAGTAGAAATAGTTTCATCAATCCCGAACACGACTTTTACGAAAAAGACACTTTCAATAAGATAACGTCTAAGCGTTCTATGGGAATAGAAATTGAAACAAACTATCGTAACTACGAAGACTCGCGCAGAGACGATGTCTGGGAATCTATATCTAGGGAAATAGCAAATTCTAGACATATAGATAAAGATAATGACGTTAGGGAAAATCTTCGTCTTGGACGAATAAGAGTCGTTTCAGACGGGTCTGTTCTTAGAGGAAAACACGAATACGGAAATGAAGTCGTCATGAGTCCAAGAAGAGGAGATATGTTATACAAAGACGCTACTATTGTTTGCGACACTCTTAAAGAATATCACGGGGCATATGTTAGTAGACATTGTGGTTTACATTTGCACGTAGATATACAAGACTTTGATTGGTTGCATTTGTCGGTATTGTCTTTAATGGTCAAATACATTGAGCCACATATTTACACTTGGGTGCCTCAATCTAGGTTAAAAGGACAATGGTCTAAGCCTATTAGTCAAGGATTTAGCGACTTTAAAAACATATCAGACAGAGAAGACTTCGGAAATTTTTGGTATGATAACGGATGTTACACCAATGACAAATATAACGACAAAAGATATCACGGACTAAATTTGCATTGTCACTTTCAAGCAAATCAAGGTCTAGAGATAAGGTATCACGGCGGAACATTAAATCCGGAAAAGATATTACATTGGTCTATATTCTGGTCTAATGTCGTTGACACTTGTTATAACATAGCGGAAGAAATGAAAAAAGATTATAGGGACGTTCCTTTTGAATCTTATCCTATAATGAAATCTCTTTTTAGTGGTAGAATAAATAGACGTATTAAAGAGATAAGGGATAAATACCAAATGCACTCTTCCGACAAAAATACTTGGAACATAGAATCTTACAAAAGAGACAGTGAGTTATTGAGACGATATATAGGGTTGCCGAAGAAGGATAATCCATATTTATTGCAACCAATGATTGACCATATACTTAGAAGACCTGAAGACGCGGTTATGTCTGTAGACAATATGTTTGACACTTTTAACATACCGACAGAAACTAGGAAGTTTATGCAATATCGTATGGAGGAAATACTTTCAAACGACTACACGACACCAGACCATATAAAAGAATGTTTTGACGGGAAGTCAAGTATAATAGAGTTTGATAAAGAGTCTTTAGAATTTAAATATGTAGATAATCTAGTAAGTCAATTTGTTACTACTACAGACGATAGTGTAACAGATATATTTACACCTCATATGTATTTTATTCGCAAAAAAGACGAAAGAGATTTAGAGTTGAGCGGATATAGATTGAACGGAGATATAATAATTGATGAAAGGTAAGAGACAATATCAGGCAGAATCGACTATTTTTGTTGGTTTTGTCTGATATTTTTTCTATTTTTTTGTTAAAATACCATATAATCGCTCGACTCGCTCGATTCAATGGACAAAATAATTGATGAATGTCAATAAAAACCTTGGATTTTACATATTTTATGCATAAAATCCTATAGATATGAAAATTGTGGCGGATAAATATAAACAATTAAAAACTATTACAAGGATAGTTGAAGGTATTAACCCTTCCTTACCCGTAATTAATTTAATTGCAAATACATTGGTTGGCAAACCCTATCCGCCACTAAATAAAAACGGAGAAATAAAAAGATGAAAAAGTATAAAGTAAGATTAAGTATTCCGATTGAATACGACACTAGCGACTT